GGGCAAACGACAATCACGAGCTTGCAACCAATCTTTTATCTTAAACCAAAGTTCAGCACGAAGATTAAGATAATTCTTTTTACTTGACGGAGATTCAGCCACATTTACGCCACGCACGGGCATATTAAGTTCACGCAGACGATCAACCACGCCTGAACCTATACCAATAACATCAACCAATATTTCTTGTGGTTTTTCTAAAACAGTTGCATCATCATAGCGATTTTTAACTACGCCACAAAGTTGCATTAGATCCATTGAGGCAAATGTTTCGACCTCAAAAACTGTATTACCTTGACGAACACAAAGTGCAGAATTATCACCACCAAAACGAGCCACATCTAAACCCCAAACAATCGGCTCACTAGATGTTAAATCAACATCACGACCAACTGCACCTCTTATCAGCTCCATTGGTATAACAGTATCATCATCAGCACGGGGGAACTCACCCATAACTTCAACTCTTGCGACAGTTGAATCTTCGCCATATTGGTCGATCATGCGTGTGAATAAAGCGGTATCTGTGCCTTCGACTGTGCGTGAATCTATTTGTTCGGTTTGCCAAAAAGATTTGTTCCCGTGAAAGCAATCATAAAAAGGTCCTGTGTTCCTACGTGGGTTGGAAAAACAAAACCAATATCTATCAGGCGTGGGTTCGGAGAAAAAACCTTCTGATACTGAGTAAATGGGTGCGGGAATACCTGATGCTTCATCCATGATTAAGCAGACACCATAACTAGAGTGAATACCTGCAAAAGCATCTGGATTTTCCTCAGACCATAACTGAGCTTGAGCGTAGTAATAGCCTGTGTCGATTTTTAAGTCACGCACGAGCGCTTCTTCAAACCATTGTGATGGCTTTATTGTAGTTGCTGTTTTACTAAACCAATGTGAGTTGAGTGCAAGCGTGAGCCATTTACCGAGTTCAGCCCAAGTTCGTGAGCGTAACTGTTGTTCGGTGTTAGCTGTGACGATTATGGTTGAGCCAAGTCTGGTTGATAACATCCATAAGATTAACCAAGACACTAATGCTGATTTACCAATCCCACGACCAGAAGCAATAGCCATACGAAACATTTGTGGATCAACACGACCTTGATTACGTTTTATATGTGTTGAAATTTTTTTCAAAATTTTTTCTTGCCACTTACGAGGTCCTTTAAAATCTTGTAGGGGGGTATCTTCTTGCCCCCAAGGGAAGATGTATTTAACAAACTTGTAAGGATCATTTTTTATTGTGGGTGTCCACACATCTAACATTAATTGTTTTTCTTGCTCTACTGGGTATTTCATTTTTTATTTTTGAAATATAGGCGGGTGTAATATCTTCTTATGATGGCTGCTAATGTTAATACCATAAGTTGAATTACAGTTATGGTTAATGCGTCTTGCGTGAATACCAAAGTAATAGCTATGCAAGCCCATGATAATGGAAAGTTGAAAGCTGCACCTAGTATTGTGTCTGTTACTGATTCTTCTAATGCCTTTTTGTCAATTTTCATAAAAAAATTATTTCAAGTGTTTATATATATGTACACCCCCGCATGGGGTGGCAACGGGGGGGTGACGCTAAATATCAGCGTAGGCGTTCCCGTTGCCTGTTGTGATAAAGAGAGAGAGAAACACAACATAATTACGCCTAGATATCGCTCTTGATTAACTTCTTTTTAAGAAACGGCTCCTCTTTTTCTACTACTTCACCCTCTATAATCCTTTCTTGTGCGTTAGTGAGTAAATTTTTTAAATTTATTTGATGGTTTACCTGAACTTGATCGTTCCAGTTATCTGGATCTCTATTCTTTAACCAGAAAATCATTGAAGTTGTATCTTTAGATTGTGCTTTTTCAAATAATGCGTTGGTAATTGTTTCTAATGCTTTTGCTTTTCCTTTTTTTAATGCTGTGTCAAATTTATCATTATTGCGTTTATTCCTCGCAATACTACTTAAAGATACTCCAAGATTATCTGCTATTTGTTTCTCGGATAAACCTAAACCAGACCATTTTGTAATATTTTCATAATCTTGCTCAGTAAATGTAATTCTTTTTCTGCCTGGCTTCCCTTTTTGTTTCTCTTTCACGCCTTTATTTTATAAGGTTTTTAAAAAAACATAGTATTAATTTAGTCTTTAGAGTTGAAAAATGCATTTTTGTGCATTAATATACAAACATATTGGAATTAACCAATATGTAAAAAGAGAGGAAAAAATGAAAAAATATATTTCAATTAGAGACTGCACAGAATGTGTAAGAGGTAAAAACTCACTCAACGGCAACCCAAGATATATATTTAAATTTGATGATGGTTCGAAAGTAGTAACCGAAGCAAATGCTGGCTGGGTTTATGGTTTAAGTCCTTGCTCAACTTATGAAAATGCACGCTTAACCTTTAAATATGTTGTAAGACGTGGAAAAGAAGTTATGACTGACTTTATTAAATCTAAGGAGCTGGCATAATGCAAAAATATCAACCAATCGCAAACGATTTTGATGATATAGATAATATTATTAATAATCCAAATCATGTAGTTAGAAGATACTACAGTGCTTTTTTAGATGGTAACTACGGCGAAGAAATCTATAAGAAATATAGAACACTCTTTGAGTTATGCAATACCGAAAAGAAAAAACGATCTTTTGTTATTCAATCATTTGTTGAATATAACGCCCTAGATTATGACTTAAGCACTCAACAGGTGCAAAGATGGCTAGTCAATAATATTGGTTTAGAAAAACTAGAACAATTAAACAAACAACTAGCCGAAGATGTAAAAGAGATTTACAAAGAAGAGGTATAACCAATGAAAAGGATCATAAATAAGTTTATTCGTGAGTTTAAATCTTTCTTGTTTAAAAGAGAGCTGGAACTGAAATATAAAAAACCATATAAGAAAATCTTATGTGCGGAAATTGAAGAAGTTGATTTGATCAAATCTAATAAAATTTTTGAGGAGGTGAAAGAATGAGTGAATATGCTCTTATAAGTGGAAATGACATTATATCAGACAGTGATAGTGAAGATTTTCTAATAGAACACTTAGAAAAAGATTTTGACACCAAAAAATATAAAAAGTTTTTTGGAAGAAATGGCAGAGCTATGATTGTAAAAGTAGTTTGGATAGATGATAGGTAAGGAGGAGAATGATGAAAGTTAAAGACCTTTACAAAGATTTTACAGATGATAAAGAAAAGATGAAAGATTTTAAACTTTTAACTAAAGAAGAGTTTTTAAAATCTTACTCTTATCTTACTGAAAAAGAATATGATTTAACCAAGATAAAGGAGATGAATGATGAATCCTGAGATAATAATATTGTTCTTACTGTTTGTAGCAATAGCAGTAGGTTTTGCAGTTTGGTTTAATAGTGAGGGAGAAGAATGAGTGAACTAAATCTTGATACCAAATTAAACGCAAAAGAAATTAAATTAAAACTTGATGATCTGTATATTAAAAAATATGACGCCCAGAGAGTTTTAAACGCTGACCAGGATTACATAAGCTTAAAAACTTATAATAATCTTTACGCTAATGTGTTAGATATAGAAATTGAAATTGATCGCTTAAAGGATCTTTTAAATAAAACTTTATAAATCATGTTAGAGAATGTCATAATATTTTTGCTTGTATGGTTAGTAATACAAGTTTATTTTTATTTTGAAGATAAGGAGGAATAATGACTTTAAAATATGAAATACAAGAATTTGAATACAATGAAAATTTATCATTCCAAAGTAATTTTGAGACTTGGTTTAGATTAGATACCAAAGAGAGAGAAGATTGGAACGATACACCCTTACACATAGAGGACGCTTACGATAAATTTGTTCGTTACTACGGACATTTTAACGTGGCGTAGTGTTTCTCCCCCAACGGGAACTCTTAACCTCTAATAAGAGTTCCCAACCCAACCAATAAAAAATGTTTACGACCAGCTGGCTGAGATTTCCTCAAACGCACGCCAGGTTTATCTTCTAACACCAACCAGATAATATTCTTATCTATCAATTCAGCAATAGCACGTCCGCACGTCTTACGATTAAGACCAACCATCTTGGCGTAATAATCAATAGCGTCATGGCTTGAACAAGTTTCCCACCGCCAACGCTCGCATAAACTCCATAAAATTAATTCT